AAAATTTTGAGGAGCTTTATTAATAACTTGTATTCTTTCATTTCTGAGATTGGTAAAAATGATTTTATCACTAGTATGATTGATAGGCGTAGTATAATCAAACGAACATTTTCCATTAGAAAAGATAACATTAGAAATAGAAGATTCACTAGAAAAAGTTGTTACAATTCCGGAATCTACGTTTTCAGAAAAGTTCATTGTAAGACCAGTGTATAAATTATTAAGAGTGTTAATAGTTGGATTACCTTCTATATATGTTGGTACTACGTCGATAGTGTCAATTGTGATGTTTTTAAAGATTTTTTTTACTATAGAATTATCTGTTGAATAAAGCAAAAATGTAAACATATCAGTTGTTTCCATAGGCGTATATGAAACATTTAAATTATTTTTTGAAATAGTCAGAGGAAGAAGACCTTTTCTTTCTGATGTTACTGTTGAATTTGAGCCTGGCAAGAAGTCCATTGCAAAAGAAAGATTGGGATAATTTTGACCTACAAAGATAATTCCAGGAGTCATTGGTGTATCTTGTAATTCACCAACATATGCTGGAATATTATTAACAAGTGTAGGGTCAAAAGTTTGTTTTTGTTCGTTAAAGTATAACCAAACTCCTATAGATGAATTTTTTTTCTCAATTTTGAATGCTTTTGATACAAGCTCACTAATTGAAGATGTCATTTTATTTATGTATTATAAATAAAATAATTATTTTATATCACAGTAGTGAATTTAACCTTGAAACCAAGAGTCGCAGAAGAACTAGACACATTCTTTAGATAAAATTTAGGACATTCACCAGCATCCCATTTCACCCAAACTTGACTACCATCTTCGCCACCAGAATGAACACCAAACGAAGCGAAAGTATTCGATGATGCAACAGACTTCACAACCTTATAGTTATAGACACTACCATCAGCATCATCACTCTGGATTTGGAACTCGTACGAACCACGCAACTTGGAAATTGCAGGAACAGTAACAGGAGTATTGCTATTTCCGACAAGATCAAAAGATTTAGTTGCAAAAGTATCCATGCTTATCTCACCAGACGCATAGATATCAGAGCATTTAAGCGCCGCGAAACCAGTTGTAACAAACTCAGTATCACTTTGAGACGATTGTGTAGTACCAAGAACGAAAGTATTTGCACTTTGATCCCAAAAGAATGTAGTATCATCTACACCAGGGCGAGAGAACAAAAATCCACCATCGCGAGAAGTCAAAGCACCTTCGTTAAGGACGACAACACCATCCTTTACCAAAAGATTTTGAGTATCAATTGTAGTAGTAGAACCCTTGACTAAAAGATTTCCAGTAATTTCGCAATCATTAGACATTGTAACATTTCCAGTGAGAGCCGATGTACCAGTAACATTAAAATTACCAAGAACATTTGTGGCCTTTCCAACTTGAGAAATATCAACTGTGTTAGATGTCTTGCCTACTTCAACAGCAGGTGCTTCTACCTTGGCAAGAGTAGCAGCGACTACATTAATTGCGGGAGCTGAAACATCAACTTTGGTACTAGCTGTAGAACTGATAACTGGAGCAGTAGTGTCCGCACTGACAGAACCAATAACTTGTACAGAGCCAGCAGTCGCTTCAAGTTTGGCCGCATCGGTGCCCCTAACGTGAGCTAGAGTTTTGCCATATACACGAGCATCTGCTAGAGTCGAATCTAGAGTTGCATTACCTGCTGTCGATTTTACAAGATTATCTCCACCACTTATCGAACTAGCAGCAGCAGTGATATTTTCCGATTTTATATTTGCGGTAAGAGTCAAAGTACCCGAAGCTTGTACAGTAGCATCGCCACTGGTTGCGGTAAGATTAAGTGGGCCAGTAGTTGCAACTACTCCAGCAGAGCTGGCGCCGGTTAATAAAACGTTTGTGCCGCTGCCCTTAAGGTCTTTAGCGGACTGGATCAAAAAATCAGCAGAAATGTTCGAAGTCTTTAGAACTTGATCAGCGGAGCCAAAAAACTCACAACCGTTCTGGACAAGAAGCGCACCGTTTCCATGTTTGGCGGTGTTGGCTGAACTCTCGATGCGGAGTGAACCGTCGAGTAGTGACGAATATGATGCTAGCGGAGGCATTATATATTATTATTTTATTATAAGCTAGATTTTTTTTTTAAATTTAAAAAAAATACAGTCTACCTGAAAATTAGTTTTATCAACAAATCACTTTGTTACCATTTTACTTTATAAAAACTGATTTGTGATTTATTCTATATTTATCAAGAATAAACTGTATTTCATAAAATTGTAATCAAAAGATTATATTTTTTTAAGAATTCATTTAACTAAAAGTTTCGATTATATATTTATAATAGATTTGTCATTTAAAATGTTTTACTATTTATAATAAAAGTATGAAAGTCTCAAACTAAAAGTTATTGGAATTAATTGTATCCATTTTAACTTGATTTTCTTTTCTACACTCGCATGCTTTAATGAATGCATTTTCACCATACTTATTAATAGAAAAAGACTTTGTTTTCTTTTTACTATCTGAGTCGTTCCATTGAGCTTTCCAACGAGATTTTAAACCATCTTCAAAAAATACACCTGTTACACCACTTTTATTATTAATTTGAATATCTTTGTTATTCGCATTAACCTTACCAGCGCCTTCACGAACATTAAATCTCAAGTTATTAAGACCGTTACGATCAATATGATCTACTTCTGTAAATTCTGGATAAAATATACGATGTAAAAGAAATTTTTCCATTTTAGCATATTCGGTTTTGTCTTTTGATTGTCTATAAAGACATATTGATTTATCTTTAATAATATCATAATGTTCTTTTTCAAACATCATACATTTTTCATCTGAAAGAAATATCTCAAGAAACTCATAATCTTTTGGTAATACAGGATGTGATACAACTTTAACACTTCGTATTCTATTTTTACTCAATTGTCGACCACTATACCATTCTCCTTTTTCCAGTAAGATTGGAACAGGTTCTTGAATTTCTTTTACTATTTTTTCTTGTTTTTCTTGGTATTTACATATATTACATCCTCCTCGAAAGTTACCTCGTTGACAGTTTGATGAGTGTATATGAAAACTAGAATGTTTGCATTTATAGTTAACATTTCTACCTTTTTCTATTGATACAAATTCATAACCGGCTTCTTCAATAATTTTTATTATGTTTTCTTTCACTTCATTTGAGGTTTTCTTTTTTGAACATTCAGAACAACCATTCCAAGTAGGTCTTGAAATTCCTTGTTTAAGAGTTCTTCCATCTTTTCCACAATGACATTTGTATATCTTGGATCTTCAGTATCTGGTTTCTAATCCAAACATTTTTTAGTTTCCATTATGTCATTTATTTTAGTAATAGTTTTTTCTAACAATCCTATTGTCATTTTGTTTTTACTTTTAAACCAAATTTATTTTTAAAACATTATAATATTATTTTTTTATATTAAATAACATAAAAAAATGAAAAGTGGAACTTTTTCAGAGAACGGGGAATCCAAGAGCTCCCCCACTCACCCTAATAATATTGTTATTGATAGCACTTACAATAAATTCGAAACTTTGAGGGAATGCAGCACCAGTTCCTTTACCAAGAGTTGCACCCAATCCTTTTGCTGAATTGATAGCGTTTTGACTACATTCTGGAACAATTGATACATTAGTTAACTTTCCGTAGTTAGTAGAACCCATAGGATCAAGAGACATAAAGTCAAGCGAATACGAGTACATGTGGTAGCCTGTTGAACGAGGGATAGAGGGAGCATGGAACCATGGATTAATTAATGAAAAGTAATCAGAACCCATAGATCCAAGACGATTAGTATTTTCATAAATTAGAGATGTTGTCATAATAGGATCAGCAGTGGTTGGTGGTAAGAAATTAGTAGCTCCGCTAGTTGTATAAGGAGAATTTGTAGTGTAATTAGACCATTCAGATGCCCATGTAGTATTGCGAACAGCAAAGAACAAAACCTTAATAGCATGTGAGAATCGAATATCAAACGATTGTTGTGGATTTGTAGCTGGAGTGTATGATTGTCGTGGAGCGGTTTGTACTTGCTCCACTAAAATATCACGCGGAGCACATGCCATACGCTTACGTTCATCATTTGAAACAATAGCATAATTAGCCCACACTTGCGTGTTACCCAAAACAGGAACAACGTTGTTGAGATGAGTGACAGGATCGATTTGCCTACGCAGCTCTGTTACTTGATCATTATCTACAGCAAATTGTTCCAAAATTAGAAGTTGATTCCAGTCACGGAAGTGAAAATTAATCCTCATTTCGTTATATGGAAGAGCAGCAGTAGGCAGAGCAACTCCACTATCACGACTGTAGAAGAATGGGAGCGGCAAGTTTAGAGTTTTTCCTGGAAGAGTTGCTTTTTGAGGCGCATTCAAATCAAGAAAATGACCTATCATATTAAGATATCCATTACGCTTGCTTGCTGGAACAGTGAAAGCAGCCCAAAAGTCGAGATGGTAGTTATCAAATCTAGCTGCGATTAAATCGTTAAAAGTAATGCAGCATTCACGAATGAGATTATGCATCAAGTTACTCGTCCAACGAATCCTATGGGTGTTTGCTGTTACTAATGCAGGAGTAAGATTAATTTCTGGAAAAGTTACACGAAGCCAAGTATGGAGCATGTAATCACCTGCTCGAGAAATAGCAACAGACCATTCCTGACCAAAAGCAGGAGAGCCTGCAGCACGAGATAAAACTACAGGAACTTGTGTAAACCAAGTTGCCTTCCTCGTCTCACGGACGAAATACGCAGTTGCATCATGACCGCCGTAAAGATACTTCTCAATCTCATCAAAAGTAGCAAGATCAATAAAGCCAGATGTTACATTTGACGTTGTGATCGATGACATTATTTATATTAGCACAAGATATTTTTTTTTAACAAAAATGAAAAATTTATACACTTTAAATATTAAATAAAATATTAAATATGAGTTTAAATGAAACTTCAGAAAGATTAAAGTCTATGACAGAACTAGATATTTTAAGTATAGATGCTAAAATACGTAAGAAATTTGAGGAAGAGTTCTCAAAACTACCAGAACATTTGGAAAAGTTACAAGAATTAGAGGAATCATTGAAAAACGAAAATCTTCGTCATAGGATACTAATTATTGTTGAAAAAGCAAGAGACGAACTATTAAATTATATAAACGATTTAAAAATACATAAAAATCATCATTTTTATATTATGGAAACTATAATTTTTATAGAAAAATATAAAGAAATATTAAAAACTCCTATTAAAGTAAGTTTTATGGGAAAACTAGTTAAAAACAATAAGGAAAAACAAGAAGTAATAGATAATTATTTAGAAGCAGCTTCTAAGTACGTTGATATTGATTTTGAGAAGAGTACACCACAAAAAATTATTTGTAATAATTGCTCTAATAAAAAAGATTTTGATATTGTAGATGGAAATACTTACATATGTACTAAGTGTTATGCACGTCAAATTGTAATGAAACATAATTCTTCATATACTGATATTGATCGGGTTAATATTTCAAGTAAATATACTTACGATAGAAAGGTTCATTTTCGTGATTGTATTAATCAATATCAAGGAAAACAGAACAGTACTATTAATCAAAAAATATACGATGATCTTGAAACTCAATTTGAACTACATTATCTGCTAAATGGCGATAAAAATACACCTAAAGAAGAAAAATTCCGGAACATCACAAAAAATCACGTTCTTATTTTTCTTAAAGAGCTCGGGTATTCTAAGCATTACGAAAATGTACATTTAATACATTATAATTTTACCAATATTAAACCAGATGATATTTCACATTTGGAAGAACAATTACTTGATGATTTCGACGTTCTCACTGATATATACGATAAACGATTTAAACATATTAACAGAAAAAATTTTATTAATACTCAATATGTATTATTTCAATTACTTAGCAGACATCGTCATTCTTGCAAAAAAGAAGAGTTTATAATCCTTAAGACTATTGATAGAAAATTCTTCCATGACGAAATCTGCAAAGAGTTGTTTGAAGAGCTCGGATGGAACCATAGTCCATTTTATTGAAAAATGAGTTAAGAAATTTGATTCTATATAAATAAATATGTCATCAAATATTCGATTTCATGTACATGAGGAAGAATATTCTGAGGAAACTATATTTAATCAACTGGTTGAAAGATCTCCTGATACATTGTTTACAATAATGAATATGATAATTGCTTTAGAACCAATTCTTAATTTATTAGATCCAATTCAGATAGCTATACAAAATAGTGAAAATGATCAGAATCTTGTTAGACAAAACGAAGTAATAATTGATGTTACTTCTCAACCTTATCATAGTACAAATAAAAAATATGATACATGTTCTATATGTACAGATATGTATGAGCAGTCAGAAGATGTTTCAGTATTAAATTGTGGTCATATTTATCATCCAAAATGCATTAAAGAGTGGGGTAAATATAAACAATCATGTCCATTATGTAATACAGAAATTTTGGTAGATTACGAGAATTGGAATTTTGATTGAACTTTTTGTGACAAGAATTAAGTTTGTAGACTATAAATAAAATGTTATCCAATATTAAAGACAAATGGAACTCTCATGGTTTTGAAATTATACTTGGAATTTCATTATCATTTCTTATACTTTTTGGATTGTATAGAAAGATTACAGGTAAAAAAGGAACATGGACAAAACAACGACAATATTATTCCCCAATACAACAAAAAAAGACTCCTCGAGGACCTCCACGTGAAAGCAAAGGAGAGGCAGAATGCAGACGTGTATTGCAGTTTTTGTTTAAGAGGAGATTTGACAAAGATCGTCCAAATTTTTTACGAAATCCAGTAACGGGGGGTGACTTTAATTTAGAACTTGATTGTTTTAATCCAGAACTAAAGATTGCTGTAGAATATAATGGTATTCAGCATTATGAATATATACCATTTTTTCATAAAAATAAAGAAGCTTTTTTAAATCAAAAGTACAGAGACGATATGAAAAGACGTTTGTGTCGAGAAAATGGAATAGTTTTAATTGAAGTACCACATACTTTAAAATTAGAAGATATTAAAGGATTCATAGAAAAGGAGTTAAGACGAAATGGAATTCAATTCTAGTACAAAAAAAATACAATATATAAATGAAAGATGATGTAATCATACCATATTGTATTTGGCATTATATCGATCTAGAAACGCAAACATTTTTAGGATATATCGGTGGTCCTAAAAAATTAATGAATAATGGTCTTATTGAATTTGATTGTATACCAGATGAAAAAAAGAACAGTAAATGGTTCTTGGCTGATTCCTTTTATGCTGTTTCACCAAGTTTTAGGCCAATACCTGTTGGTATGAAAATTTTTTGTGCAAAAAAAAATATGAGGTTTCCGTACAATACAAACGATTTATATTTAATGTATGACCCATATAATATTAAAGATGATTGTATATACTTTACTACATACATTCAACCGGTTCCAAATACAAAACCTCTTTATTTTCACAAAATAGGAGATAACATATTTCCTAGTTTTGAATCAACACCTCCTTCTTCATCTCCTGAATGGACTCAGACTTTTATTTCACCAATTTTTGTAATGACAAGCAAAGATATAAAATTTAGGTGTGTAAATGGTAGTTGTCTACCTTGGGTGAATGATATTCCAGATTTATATGATTTCGATCCACATGAAGACTTATTAAGTCTTAAAAATTGTGTTGTATATTGCAATGAGCTTGTTATTTCAAAAAACAACGGTCGACCATCTAACATATTACAGATTGTAAGTGATCAAAACAAAAAACAATTTTCTAAAAAAAATAAAAATAAAACAGTATCTATCATAATGATAGTTATAAGTTGTTTAATATTTTTGTTAATATTTATTTTATTTTTGATAAAATATAACTAACCATTTTAAGATTATTTTTGTTTTCAATATTTTATTGAAAACAGCAAATCAACACTTACCGCGTTGCTTTCTTTTTGCGAATCTTGGAAGATCATTCTTTAGTAGTGCCGGTGGAATTCCTTTCTTACCTGTAGGTTTTTCAGCTATCTTCTTATCTTCACTTGATTCTGAATCTGATTCATCTTCTGTATCTTCGTCACTTTCTGAATCAGAATATTCATTATCAGTAAGATCTTCTTCATCTAAATCTTCATCACTAATATAGTCTTCTATTTGTCCATATCCAAGTAAATCAAAAACTTTACAAATCATTCTCTCATTATTACGTTTATCTTTCTTGTTGAAATTAAAATTAATTTTTTGCAATTTTCCATCAAACTTTCTGTGAAAAGCATAAGAATTCAACTCAAGCTTGGTCATTTGTTTAGCTGTAGCCGCACTTACATAGTGATCTAGATCTAAATCAAAAGTGCTGAGGTCGTCAAGAATAAACCAATCTATCTTTTCAAGTTGTTCCTGAAGGTGCTTCAGAGCTTCCTCATTTCCTTCACGTCGTATAAAATAATACCAACTTTCAAACTCCTTACCATTTGTTTCCATAAAAGCTGCATAATCACCAGTCATAATATGACTAGGTTCGGGCCTAAGAACATTATTTTTTTTATTTTCAGTTAGATCAGTATTTTCTGATGACATTTTTTAGAATGATCAGGTGTTTTTAAGTTGATTTTAAAATCTGTAATTGATTAATAATAATTAAACAGCATAAGTTACTCTACTACTTCATCTTCATCTTCTTCATCTTCTTCATCTTCAACTACTTCATCTTCTTCATAAGTTTCTTCTAATTTTTCAGAATCTTCAACAATATCTTTTTGATAAGGATTGCAAATACCTGTTGAAATAGCTCGTACAAAATCAATATCAATAGGTATTAACTTAACACGTCCTGCATGAATAGCAGCAAAATTAGCATTGCGAAGTAGAGATGTAACTTGTTGTTCAACAAAGTATTGAAGAACAATGAATACTTCTTTACTAATTTTCATCGACCCAATATTATGAGTAGAAACTATCTGCCGCACCAATTTTTCAAATGGAAATTTTGCAAAAGTAACACAATTACTCATCTTTTGAAAACGACGAATTTCACGAACAGATACAGTTCCTGGACGAAATCTATGCTTTTTCTTTTCACCTTCTTTAATAACCTTATTTACACGCTTCTTAACTCGATTTTTCTTAAGAAGGAGAGATGGATGAATAAATGGAGTAACACCTCCTCCAAGAAATGAAATACGATTGTTAGTAAAAAATCTATTCAACTCTTCATCTTTACGAACCCCCATCTCTATATCACGAATACTAATTCTAATTCTTTTATTTATATTTGCAGACTTAGAAGCATTTTCAAGAATTTCAGAAGTTAGATATTCTAGAGCTCCTGCTAAATAAATAGGAGCGTTGCTTGTAACCATAACCTTAGAATAGCCAAAATTCCTAAGAAACTTTTCAGCAATAGCAGGTGAAAAAATAATTCCAGCCTTTTCTTGTCTACTAGTTCCCTTCACGTTATCTCCCTTCTCAAAACTTAAAACCGCTTTTTGACCTTCAATAATTGCATTATCTGCCAACTTTTTTGGTAAAATAATAAGAAGAGCGTTTTTAATTTCTTTTTCTGACATAGTTTTCTTCTTAGCCATTTCAGTTAGAGTAGTAACGGTAGTTGAAATCATTCTAGATATCAAACAAAGTGCGCTATTAAGTTGTTGTTTAGAATTTGAGGTAATTCCATTAGAATCAGAAATTCGCTTTAGAACTTTAGAAATGTAAGTTTCGAAAAAACGAGTCTTTTTCTTTTTCATTACAGCTTTATGCGCTTCTTCCATTTTTATTTAATGCTATTTCTTCTCCCTTTTAAGTCATCAATTATAGTTAATATTAAAGACTTAAAGCTTAACTATTCATATAGAAAAATGGAACATATTACAAAACCATCTATCACTCGTCTAGCTCGCCGAGCAGGTGTAAAAAGTCTTTCAGAAGATTGTTATGATAACATTCGTGGTATTGTAAATGATTATTTATCTGATATTATTGTAGCTGCTCTAGTTGTTAATTCAGAGCATAATACTAAGACTCTAATGGCTGAAGATGTTTACGAGGCTTTACGTCTTCGCGGTTATAATGTAACTCAATCTAATGATTTAGGTACTTCAACATGTGCCAAGTAATCAAATTATATTTAATAAATATAAATTAACTATAACATTGGATCTGATTTGCAAATTTCAAGTGAACACCATTCTTCATTTGATAAATGAAACCCGTACTTTGTTATTCCAGATGGATAACATATAATATATCTTTTTCCACCAGTCTTAAAAGAGAATTGTGTTTCTACAAACTCTTTTTTTATGACATCAATTTCCCGATATGCAAAACATGTTGGTCCAATTTCAGATGCACTTCCGAAAAACTCATCAATTTTAAAAAATGCGTTAGGTTTTGATGAAGATTTACATATACTTATAATATTTCCAACCTCTACATCAAGAACATTACCATTTGTTTTTAAAATACGAATTGATTTTAGTGGTTCTTTCCATTCTATGTGAGGTAATTGATCTGTCATATTATTTAATTTATAAAAAGTTGATTTTATAAATTATTTTTAAACTATTCGGCGAGTACGTCGAATCTTATACACCATTAAATATTGTTTCTGTGACTCTGACAATAATAAAAGGAACAGCTTAAATATAGTTTCTTTTACTAATATTGATGAAAACTAAATAGTTTTATTGGTAGTGTTTATATTCTATTTTTCCTCAACTTATTTCAAATTCTTATACTTTTCAACAAAAATCAGAGCCTTCAATGTTTTCACTAAGAACAGTTGATTAAATCCGATACAAATATTTATCAAAAATAAAATTGGCAAAAAAATGTTTACGCTTTTATCCAAATCATTGAGTTTTTCTAAAAATAGAAAGTTTCTAGTACTTTAAAATTGTAAAATAAACCAGTTAATTTAAAGAACTTTTGGACAACATACTTGATAGCATATCGACACTTTCTGCATTCTGTTCTTTCGAATATTTAACTATTTCTTGTACAATATCTCTCCAATTTCCATGTATAGATGGACCAACTAATTCATCAGTTAATGCCTGAAATATAACGTCTCTTTCAAAAATATCTTTATTTTTAAATAAATTTGGTAATAAACATTTAATTATATTTTCTATTTGATCTTTAAATTCTATATCATCATCGGCTTTTATTTCAGTTTGATATTGTCTTTTACCAACAATAGTTGTCCAAAAATTTATCTTAATATCTGTAGTTTCTGTCAATTTTTCACTTGGAGATATAATTACATCATAAATAATTGGATTTATTATATATAATAAAGTACGACTTACAATAGTCTCCAAATAAGATAAAACAGTTTTTGAATGAGTAACGTTTAATATTTTTAAACCTTTTGAAAAAAATATAACTTTAACTTTCTTATCATATAAAAATAATTGTATATTTATTTTATCTGGTAATATTACATAAACATCAAGATTACCAAGTCTACCTGATATACAAGAATCTATATTTAAAACTTGAGTTTTTTGCGAAACTACAGATAATGAAAGTTGAAGTATCACTTTATTATACGGAACATTTGTTCCGTACATTTTAAGATGCTCTTCGTTTAATTTTTGATAAGATTCTAAAAAAGATTTACCTATTGCTTCCATTCCAAGAGAACTAAGCATTGTATTGATTATTAAATCTAAATTTTCATCTAATTTTTTAGAACGCGTGTTTGCTGATAAAAATGTAGTATCTCCTTGACGGTTCATTGTTCTCTTGAAATTCATGTTATCAACAATATAAGGATGTGTAAGACATTGATCAAGAGTTTTACACATCTGGGCTTCTGTTATGATTTTTTCTATCTCATCATATGTAATAATATGTTTAGATTCTTTTTCTAATTGTAATGCTGAAAGTGCCATATAATATATGTTCTCCTTTAAATTTTACACGATCATTGTGATTTTCTGGATACTTATCAGAAATAGCCAAATCAAAATCAATGATGCTTACTTTTGGACAAGCAGACATAAATTTTATATTATTTCTAAAATCTATTTTACCTAAATAACATTTTTTTTCATCTATAAAAATATTATCAGGATGAAGATCGTTATGAATAAATACACCTAATTTGTCTCTAGCAACAAAAAGAAGATTAAGTAACTGCAATAAAATAGCGGCTGTTTGCTCTGTATTAAATTGTTTCATATCTATAATACTCATAGCTTTACCAGAAACAATTTCAGATATTAAATAAAGATGCTCATTACCATCTCCATCAGTATCAATTAATTTTCCAAAATCATAAACTGTCGGAAATCCTTCCGTTCCTGACATAACACAAGCAGTATAAATTTCTCTTAAAGATCTACTATCTGTTTCTGATGTATTATATATTTCTGATTGATATATTTTAAGAATAGCGTTTTTATTTGTATCTATATGTTTAGCTATAGTTATTAGAGCACCTGATTTTCCTCCCCCTAATTTTTTCATAATTTTATATTCTATCTGTGGATAGCTAACTTCTTCAAATTTTTTTTGCATATATTCTCCGCATTTTATAGATATATTATATTCATCTTTATCCATGCTAAAAATCGGAATCATTTTAT